CTATGATATAGCATCTGCCAGGATTACAATGGCATCGTTCTGCATTTTCTCTGTGTTAAACACATAACGGTCCATGGTGGTCTTGATGTCCTTGTGGCCCAGACGCTCCATGACGGTCTTGGGCTGGGCGCCATTCTCCGCCAACAATGTGCCGTGAGTATGACGTAGACAATGGCTGTGGAACAGAGGATTTCCCAATTCTTCATGGATGACCTTGGCACAGTACTTGAAAGAGTATGGCGTCAACAGCTCGCCGTTTTCTTTGGCGCTTATTGGCATTATTTCCTTGCCAACAATTTTGACGTTGGAAGGAGCCTGAAAGATTAAGCCATCGTCCATTTGATACGTCTTTGTAAAATACTGGCCGTACCGGAGCATGTTTTTTTTGCGATTATGGATTTCTGTTTTCAGGATTTTTTCATATTCCGGGAGTATTTTTATAGTCCGGACAGAGTCATATTTTGGTGGCCGGTAATACCACTTTCCGCCTTCGTTGGTAAGTTGGTGCTGGATGGTTATGGTGTGGCGCTCGAAATCTACGTCATGCAGCAAGTCAATGCCGTAAGCCTCTCCCAGGCGCGTGCCACAATGGTATCCGGTCATGAGCGGTACGTAAAAATTACTATCCGGTCCAAAACGCTCAATGATGGCCGCAAAGTCCTCTTTGACACAGATATATTCTGTGTGTGCCTTGGCCTCATCAGACATAACTATCTTCGGTATTCTGGCATAATCGCAGGGGTTGTACTTGATGTATTTACAGGGGTATACTGCGTATCCCAGGGCACCGGATAGACAGGATAAGGTATTTTTAACCATACTCCTGGAATAGCCTTGACGCTTCATTCCGTCAATCCATTTTTGGATAACATCTGTCTCCAATGATGCCAGCCGGTATTTTCCGAATGCCGGTTTTAGATGTACGCGGATTTTCTTTTCATAATCCTTTTGTGTATTGTAACTGAGATTGGTTTTGACATAATTATCATACCAATAATCCAGATAATCAGATACGCTGATGTCCGAAGGGGTAAACCTGCGGCCAGCAGAGTCATATTCAGCCTTAGCTTGGGTGCCGGCAGTGATGGCCTCGGCCTTGGTGCGGTATCCACCATGGCTGATAGGGTTGCGTTTTCCATTGATTTTGGCTCCCTCAAAGGACCATTCCCATGTTGAGCCGCGTTTCCTTGTTCTTAGTTGTCCCATGTATCATTCCTCCTGTGTTGTTGCGATATCGCAATAGATTTTGGGTAAAATTAATACGCCCTTGCCAGGGCGCTCCAGGAATGATATAATTTAAGTGTTCAAACTAAATGTATCTTCTGGAGCAATCCAGCAAGAGAAATCTATGTGAAAAACCGTTTCTGTTGGCGCAGGGACGGTTTTTGTTTTATTCTTCTGATGACATTTTATCTATTTTTTTGCATATATCATCAAGATATTTTATAATGATTTCATTTTGTTCCATGAGTATTAGATTTGCTGAGAGTAGTTTCTGCTCATCGTTTCTTGTCATTGCGACTGATAATTGTCTCAATGAAGGCCGGATAATGGATATAAGTTGTTGTGCATCTTTTGACATTGGATATTTGCGTTTATCGCTTTCAAATGTAGATGCGTTCAATGTTGGATTTTGAGTTTCAGTTTTATTTCCTCCAAATAATCCCATAATATGTCCTCCCTAAATTATATGTACTTTATTAAAAAGCCATAGGCTATTTTAATCACCGATTATTTTTGTTGTTCCACGTAGTCTCTTTCTTTGAAATGGCCAGGAAACATTTGATAACATTGGGGTAATATTTTACCTTTCTTTTAATACTTTAATCCAGACTAATCGACAGATATTTAAAGTCGGCTCAAATGTTATAAGATAATTATTGTGTACTATACTTATTCCGATTTTTGTACGGTAACTGTCTATGGCTTCTTGCAAAAATGCTTCTGTTACTTCAAGATGTTCAGCAATTTCAAAACGATTCCGGCAACCACATTGCCATGCTGAAATGAGCTTGTCCAGTGTTACCATACGTTTGTAGGCCCAGAGACGCGCCGTATTCTCTTGCTTACGGTTCTCTGTTTTGGTTAAATCAAGTATATCACCAACAGTTGTATGGAAATGCCCCATTTCTTCTGCTGTAGTACAGGCTTTCTCGATTGAGGTTTCAGTTTGTCACTTAATCCAATTACCTTACCATTGATAAGTCCTTCGGATTGTGATTCAAAGTGAATATTTTCTAGGACGAGCACATCATTTTGTGATGCCTCGTCCAAAAGTTCCTCATATGTTGTCATATGCTATAAGTTACCTCCGGTCAGATAATTATTTTCCATTTGGCTTCTTAAGTTTCGCAAGGTCTGATTTTACTTTTTCTATTTCTCCTTCTTCATCTAGGTGGTCGTTTCGTGCAGCGACCAGATAAGGCGCGGTATTTTCGTCCATTGAGGGTGAATCAATATCGAGCAAATCATATATAGTAACTACTGTCTCACTCCCTGTATGAGTAATTGTATTTGCAGAATCATCATTTTCTGTATTATCGGTTAATTTTTCAAGTTTACGTGTTCCTGGAGTCTGTATTAGCCATTCCTCTTGATTTTCTGTATAATCTGGAACGTAGATTAATTCCTTCACACGTTTTATAGCCTCTTCTTCGCCTTTTAAATTCAACTTTGAAAAGTGGTTAAGGAGTTCCTGCTCATTGGATGTATGTTTTAACCAATTGGATGCATCATAGTTGGAAGTGACAGAAAAGTTTAAATCTGAACTTCTCTCCATGGGAACGTCGTATCCCATCAGCCATGCTTCACTAACATTTAAAGCTTTGGATAAAGCGTATAGTTTGTCAGATTTTGGTTTTGTATATCCGGACATATAATGGCTAATGGCAGATTTTGAAATCCCAGTTTTTTCAGACAATTCAATCGGTTTTATATTTTGTTTTGAGATAGCCTTATTAAATCTGGCCTTAAAATCTCCTGTGGGTTTATCCATATTATCACCTCTTAGATATATAATATCAAAATTGAAACAAAAGCACAAGTATTTTGAATAAAAAAGTTTAAAAAATGAAATTATAATATTGACATATAATTTTAGCAGTGGTATAGTATACATAGTTTCAAAAATGAAACTGAAAGAGAGGTGATAAAGATGCAAAAGCCAATTGTTTTTAATTACAGTAAGTTGCGTGGTCGTATTGTTGAAAAATATAATACGCAGGGCAAGTTTGCAGAAGCGGTAGGCCTTACAGATAGGTCAGTATCGTTGAAGCTTAATAATGGTATAGGGTTTTCACAAGATGAGATTATTAACTGGTGTGAATTGCTTAATTTGAAGTCTTGTGAAATACCTGCCTATTTTTTTGACACGAAAGTTTAAAAATTGAAACTTATTATATAAACTACATGTGAAAGGAGCGTGATAATAATGGTAGAGCCATACAAGCCACTGTACACGGTGGAGGAAACAGCAACCGTACTTATGACGAACACGGATACCGTGTATAGCCTGATTAGAAAAGGGAGCCTGCGAGCATTAAAACTGGGGAGGATAAAGATTCGGGGAAGCGATTTGGAGCAATTCATTGAAGATTACCCAGTATTCCAAGGGGAGGGACAAGCACAATGACAAAAGTAACTGAGTTAGCCATCCGCGCCAGAGCAGCGGTCCAGTATCCCGGCTGGCGCGTGGATTTTGTGGGACCGGCAACTGCGGTGATGACCAATATCATGGGGCACAGGCGTATGGTGACCTTCCGACGGTGCAGGAGGCGCCGGGACGGCCCAATCATGAGGGCAGCTAAATTGATTGTGCCGGCGGTTATCTGGCTACTGGGGATGTGGATGGTAGCTATCGTGGTCATGGCGGCGGCCATGGGCGTGAGACTATGAAGGGAGGTGCAGGGAAATGTATAATCCACAGGAAGAACTGCAGGCCATCCTGGATTTGTTAGGGGAATGGCGGAACAAGAACGGGATGGGGTATGTAACAATGCACATTGGTGAGGATGACTTCGGCAGCGCGTATGACTGGAATGGTGTGACCTTATACGAGGCCAGAGGATACTATGGTGCACAGAAAAAGGACCCCAGCGGCGGCAACCGCGAAGAGGTCCAATAACTAAAAAACAACACACCCTTATTATAAGGGAGATATCGGAGGATTACAAGGTGACAATATCTAAAACTTATTACCCAAGCAGCCATGTAAAGATTACAGCACCATTTTTTACATTGGTATGCAGTTGTGGCCTGCGGCACTGGTCCCTGCTGGGCGAGATTACGCCGTGTCCAAACTGCGGGAAGTTAATGAGATTGGAAGGTGAACAAGATGTCAGTAAGCAAGCGCATATTTAAAAGCCGGGAGGAATGGCTGGAAGGACGTAAGGGACATATCGGCGGCTCTGATGCCAGTGCTTGCGTGGGGATGAACCCTTACAAAGACAATGTGCAGCTTTGGGAAGAAAAACGTGGCTTGGTTATTCCGGAGGATATATCGGACCGGGAATACGTCAGGTATGGTACCGAAGCGGAAAAACATCTGAGAGCCTTATTCGCCATGGATTATCCACAATACAGAGTGACCTATGACGAGGATAACATGTTTACAAATACAGCTTATCCGTGGATGCACGCCTCCCTGGATGGCGAGCTTGTGGACAAGAATGGTCGCCGCGGAATCCTGGAAATAAAGACCACCAATATTCTGCAAAGTATGCAGCGTGAGAAGTGGCGTGACCGGATACCGGATAACTATTTCTGTCAGGTGCTGCATTACCTGGCCGTGACGGAATATGATTTTGCAGTCCTTAAAGCCCAGCTCAAAAGCGAATGGGGCGGGGAGTTGCGGATTACAACCAAACATTATTTTATAGATCGAAAGGACGTTGAGGAGGACATCAAGTATCTGGTTGAGGCCGAAAAGCGGTTCTGGGACTGTGTGGTCACAGGACGCAGGCCGGATTTGGTTCTCCCGGCGATATAGGTGAGTATATGAGGACAGAAGTCTATACATGCGATATCTGTAAACAGAGTAAGAGCAGGTATGATTTAGCTAAAATCACCATCAATTCAGAAGGAATCAGGATGAAGGGGGTAGGACGTTACGGAATTACTATTGATGTATGTCCGGATTGCCTTAAAAAGAAAGGATTTGTTGTTGAGTGCAAAAAGGAAGAGGAAGAGCAGGCGTCTATGCAGAATAAGCAGACCCTTGAAGATAGGCTTTATGATTTCCTGTCTGATATGGGCGTTGTTTTTGAGGAATAGGAGGCAAAATGGAACTGAAAATATACAACCCGCAGGATGACGGGTTTATCCAAAAAATTGATTGGAACTATGAGGAACTGAAAACAGAGGTTGCGGCTGCCGCGGATGAATACGCTGTGTCTGTCTATACGGACGAAACCATCAATCAGGCTAAGAAGGATAGGGCAAAGCTTAATAAATTCATAGAATCCCTGACAGGAACCCGGACGAAAGTCAGAAAGAAGCTTCTCGCACCTGATGAACAGTTCGGAAAAGAAGTAAAGGACATTGAGGGCATTGTCCAGAAAGCTATTGATAATATAGATGGACAGATTAAAGACTATGAGCGTCGCCAGCGCGAGGAAAAGACAGTCAAAGTCCGGGACTTTTATGATGCAAACATCCATGATATCGAAAAATATCTGCCTTTTGAACGTGTAATGAAACCAGAATATGCCTTGACTTCCACCACCATGAAGTCCATCAAAGAGGAAATAACCGCTCTTATCCAGCGGGTGGACGAGGGCCTGGCCATACTGAATGAGGTGGACAGCCCATACGCCGGGGATATGAAGGAGGTTTTCCTTCGAAATTATGATATTGGCGCCGCAATGGCAGAGCGGAACCGTCTGGAAGCGGCAGCACAGAAACGAAAGGAATATGAAGCGGAACAGGCCAGAAAGAAAGCGGAGCGCGATGCCAAAATAAAGGCAGAGGCCCAGGAAGTAATCAATGCAGGAAAGCGTGAGGCTGAAAAACCAATACCAGACACAAAACCTGAAATCAAGTCCGATGTCCAGCAGCCCAGGATGGAGACCGTGGAAAATCCAGTGAATATCATTGATTTCCGGGTGTATGTGACTATGGGACAAGCGGCAGCACTTAAGCACTTTTTAAAAACCAATGGTATCCGGTTTGAGCCGGTACCGAAACAGTAAGAGGAGGAGAACATTATGGCAGTAAGTAACAGCCTGGCAAACAGGCCGCAGCAGAAACTAGACTTCAGTGTCTATCTGACACAAGAGGCCGCAAAGAAGGAAATTAACAAGGTATTGGGGGGACAGGCAGGGACCCGCTTTATATCCTCAATCATTTCAGCGGTGCAGGCCACACCGGCACTCGCAGAATGTACAAATTCGTCCATCCTTACGGCGGCTCTCCAGGGGGAGGCATTGAAGCTTTCTCCCTCACTCCAACTGGGGCAGTATTACCTTGTGCCCTACGATAATAAAAAGAAGGGGGTTAAGGAAGCTCAGTTTCAATTGGGGTATAAAGGTTATATACAGTTGGCAAAGCGGAGTGGTGTATATAAGAAAATCAATGTGGTATCCATCAAGGAAGGGGAATTGATATCCTATAATCCACTGGAAGAGGAATTGAAGGTCAACCTGATTGAGGATGACCTCATAAGGGAAGAGACACCAACTATTGGATATTATGCTATGTTTGAGGAAATCAGCGGATATAAGCATAGCATGTACTGGTCTAAGAAAAAAATGATGTCTCATGCGGATAAGTATAGTAAGGCTTTTTCTGTGAATGAGTCAACCGTTCAGACTAAAAATGGGACGAAGAGAAAGGTTTCTTTTTCCGATTATGAAGCGGGAAACTATTCTCCGGATGATGAATGGATGTATTCATCTTTTTGGTATAAAGATTTTGATGCAATGGCCCATAAAACTATGCTTCGGCAGCTGATATCCAAATGGGGAACTATGAGCATTGACCTGGTACAGGCCATAGATGCGGATATGGCTGTCATCCACGATGATGGAACCAAGGATTATGTGGAGACAGATATGGACAATATAGCTGCGGAGCAGCCGGCAGTGAGTCCGGAACCGGAGGTTGGATCACAGGGACAGGAAGCCATGGAGCAGACTGTTCAGCCTGAGCAGAGCAATGATGTTGCAGACAATTTCTTTTCATAATGAAACAATCTGAGGAAGGAGGTGATTAAGTGGCAATCACATTTGACAACATTGCCGGGGGAGAGCTGGCCGAAAAGTTTACAATGGCCCTGGCCCAGATAGGCCGGAACATCCTGGACCCAAACATGGATCCTGCGGCGGCGCGCGGAATGACGATTAATTTAAAGTTCAAGCCAGGGAGCAGGGGAACCATAGACATTGAATTTGAGGTCAAGACCAAGCTGGCCGGATTCCAGAAATCAGAAACGGTATTCCTGGTGGGCCAGGATCTCAATACGGGCCGGATTGAGATGTCCGAGTATGGAAACGACCGTCCCCAGGTAACATCTGTTGCAGCGGCGCCAGCTGCGGCCTATACAGAAGTACGGCAGCCGGCGCAGACATTTGACCCGGAAACGGGAGAAATTTACGAGGAACCCCGCAAAGGCCCGATTGATTTAAGGGCAGCGGCTAACCAATAAAAAGAAAAGGAGATAGAATAATGATTAGAGAAGCATTACAGTACGTAGCAGGTTTGGCAATTGAAAATGAAAAGACAGAGGTTATTGAAATCTGTGGTAAGACCTATGCAAACAGGGACCTGAGGCGTTATGACAAGTCTGAGAAAGCAGATGCGATTGAGACCCACAGCCTGACATCCATGGTGGACTATATCGGCAGCTGCAGCCAGGAGTTCCCGGAGGCAGGAATATGATTATACATATTCATGGGACCAAAGCGGGTGCGATTGATGTCTGCCCTGGATGCAGAGCGTAACAGGGAGTGCCTGATTGAGGTGGGTGCGGTGACTTCCGAGTTCCAGTTTGGTCACTGGTACGACCAGGAGAAATTTATGATTGAGATACAGGCCAACTTTGAACCCAGCCCTGACCTGGAATTAATCATGAAGGTGGCCGGGAACGTGGAACGGAAGAATAAGCAGTCTTATTCTGATGACGGTGTGTCCCAGGTTGCGACCATGACCGTTGGCGTGGCAGCTAAGGCTGATGTGATAGTCCCCAATCCGGTGACACTGATACCTTACCGCACGTTCCAGGAGGTGGCGCAGCCTGCCAGCAAGTTTGTATTCCGGATTGGTGATAAGGACGAACCAGCCTTTATGATTGTAGAGGCTGAAAACGGAATCTGGAAGAATGAGGCGGTATCCAATATCAAGAAATACTTTGCAGATGCTATCATGGAAATGCCTGAGGCAATCAGAAGCCGTATTACAATCATCGGATAATTCAGTGCTTTATCCTCCGGACAAATATAATATGTCACGGTATTAAATGCCGGAGGTGTTTACGGGGCGGCAAACCATTGCTTTCTGACCGCCGCCCCGCCCTCTTTCAAAAAAAGAAAGGAAATGCAACATGGCAGGCAAGGCAAAAAAGAAACTTGATTACGCCGGCTGGTCAGTTGACATATTCGATAGTGATACAAAAATTGATAAGCTCCTGGACGCACAGGGATGGGTAGGATTTTCCGTTTACTTTTATCTCTGTCAAAGGGCATTCGGGAGTGAAGGATATTTTTACCGATGGGGCTTTGACGATTGTGCATCGACCGCCAGGAAGATGGGCTGCGGCATTGGTTCCGGTACTATCCGAGAGGTAGTGGGCTACTGCTTACAAATAAATCTCTTTGATAAAAGGGTATTTGATGGGTGGGAGGTCTTAACCAGTAAAGGTATCCAAAGAAGTTACTGGACAGTTGCTTCTGGACGAAGGGACAGGACGGTATACAAGGAATTATGGCTTTTGCAAAAGGAAGAATGCAAAGGTGTGGTTTTTGTACCCTTTTTTAAGGATATGTCGGAAACAAATGACCATTCGCAGGCTACAAATGGCAATATGTCGGCTACAAATGCCCCTGTAGTAGAGGAAAGTAAAGTAAAAGGTAATAAAGAAAAGAGTGCCGCGCCTCCTGCGGAGCCGGCAGCGTTCTCTTCGGAATCATTTGAAATGCAATGTGTGAACCGGTTGATTGGATCTATTCTGGAACAGATGCCAGGGGCAAAGGTGCCTACCAATGAACGTGACCGGATGAAATGGGCAGCAGAGGTTGAAAAGATGCAGCGTATTGATAAGCGGAGCAGGGAACAGATAACCCAGGCTCTTGATTATGCCATTAAAAGCACGTTCTGGAGGAGTAATATTAGAAGTACGGCAAAGTTTCGGGAGAAGTTTGAGGTGCTTTATATGCAGAGCAGGGACCGGATGCAAAGGGCTGAAAAACCGGCTCAGAGAAACCAGTTCCACAATTTTGACCAACGGAATGTTGACTATGATGCTCTGGTATTACAGCGAGTAAAGGAATGGGCAGGGGAAGGAGAAGGGAATGAAGGAAATCCATCAGAAAATACTTGATTTTGTGACAGGCTATCTGCTGGAATGTGGCTACCCTCCCACCAATAGGGAAATTGCAGACGGGGTGGGTTATACATCCACATCAACGATATTCAATCACATGAGGGATATGCGGGAAGCAGGATTGATAAATTACATTGACGAATGCCCCAGGACCATAACAGTTCCTGGGTATAGATATATAAAGGTTGAGGGGAGGAAAGACAATGGAAGAACTGGAAACCAGCGCCGTGAAGGAAACGGCCCCGACAGCACGAAAATGGTATGAGGGAGTCAGCCTGGAAGATGCAGAAATCTACATACGTGCTAATCTTAAGTCAGCGGCCAGGAGCGTGATAGCGATTGGCTATTATCTCAAATGTGTGAACAGGAATGAACTGTTTAAGGAGGCTGGATACAAGGATATATGCGAATATGCAAAGGACCGGTTCGGATTCAGCACTTCGACAACATCCCGGTATATGTCACGTAATGACAAGTTTTCCGTGGATGGGAATAGCCCAATCCTGGATGAAAAATACAAGGATTTCAACAAGTCTCAGCTCCAGGAAATGTTAAGCCTGGATGCGGAGCAGCTTGAACAGGTCACCCCTGATATGACTGTGGTACAAATCAGGGAAATGAGAAAGCCCAAAGAGATACCGTACATTGAGATGCCTGGCCAGATTGAGCTGACGGATTTCCCAGGCGTGGATCCGAAAGATGTGGCCGCATCGGTTCAGGCCAGGGCAGAGATGCAATCCAGTCAGCCAGAGAAGCAGACCTATACGATATCCGCGGAGGACCTCTTGCCAGAGCCAGCACAACCGGAGCGGGAACAACCCGTTGCGATATCGCAACAGAAAGAGCTGATAACAGAACCGCAGTCAGCAGTAACGCAAGATGCAGAAAAGAGCGGAGAGGCCGGCAGCTTACCAGAGAAGTCCGGGAAGTGTATTCACAGGCCAGAATTTAAATGTACCCTGGAGGAGGCATATAAACTTACCCCTGGTACGGGTGAGGATTGCGGCTGTAAATGTTGTTGGGAGTGTGTCAAGCATGGAAATTGTGAGTGGGAGTGTAACAGCTCGTTACATAGGCCAGAAGAACCTGAGAAAGCCAAGGACTATGGAACCCTGGAGACAATCGGAGGAGTGCCTGTATATTCCCTAAAAAGCAAGGAAACAGTCGACGGTGCCTATGGCTGGGAACGGTCACAAATTATTAAAGAATATCTTAAAAAGTTGCATAAGGAAGAAAGCTTTACTATTGCAAATCAGATAATCTCAATTGAGTTCCAGGCCATGGAGAGTACTTACAAGGCCAACTATGATGGTTTTTGTTACGTTAGATTTAAAGAGGGTAATCAAACTATTATGTTTGTGGAACTTGACCGGCTAAAGGCTGAATACACGGTTATGTATCCGCCAAAGAAACCTAAACCCGTAGAAGCTTACGATGGGTCCATTCTTCGGAGCATGATTAAATTTGAGGAGGATGAATTGGACCGGATGGGACCGGAACGGATAGAGAAAAATCCATATAATTACACCAAACATATGATGGCGCTGGAAGCATATAAGATGCTATATGCAGCACATGAAGGGGGAAATGTTGGAATTGAACAGAGTGGAGATTGATGTAGACAAGCTTATTTTGATAATACAGGCTAAGGGTATGACCATGGAAAAGTTTGGATATTCCATAGGACGTTCCAGAAATTATATATGCAGCCTGCGGAAGAACAATATGGTACCGGAGCCGGTCCGGGACCTGATATGTGAAAAACTGGAGATAGATCCGGAAAGAATCGAAAAGACCCAGATTACATCCGGAGGGGAGGTGAAGATACTTGAAAACATCTTTAAGGAGCTTCAATCCATTAAGAACCAAATATCAGAATTGGCAGATGCGCAACAGGCCATATACAATAAGCTCCAGGCCAATACAGTGCAGACAGCCAGGATTAAGGATGTGGTGGACGGCCTTGGCCAGACAGAATCTGACCGGGCAGAATCATTCCTTCGTGAAACATTGAAAGGTGGCCAGGTAAGTGCGGTTGAGCTTATGCAGCGGGCGGATGATGAAGGGATTAAACGGTCTGAGCTCATGAAAGCCAAGGCTAAGATGGATGTAAAAATATATGCAACCGGATATGGAAAGAACCAGAAATCATGGTGGAGTTTAAAGTGAGGAGGAACTTATGGAAAGATTAACACATGAGGCTGACTTTGGTGTCGAAGATTGGGAGCAGATATTATATAGAGTTCCAGCAGATACAGAGGGAGCCTACAATATTTTTGATATCGCTGAGAGGTGGGTGCACTATGATGATGCAGACTGCGGATGTATCTTACAAGATATAACCAGAAAATTAAGGGATTATGAAAATATTGCTCCCAAAGTAGACGAGCTTTATCTTAAAAAATGCCAGGAAGTATCGGAATTAACGAAGCGTATGAGATGGATTCCGGTAAAAGAGCGGCTGCCGGAAAAATCAGGAGTATACTGGACAACAATGAGGCACACTGACGGGAGTTTGAGTACAGAAAGATACTATTGGAAATCGGAGTATTGGAACAAGCAGGCATGGAAAGAGGTAGTTGTTGCATGGAAACCATATGATTGCCCGGAGCCATACCGGCAAGAAGCTTAATGGGGAATATACAATGATAAAAATAATGTTGACAGATACAACCCAAATCCTCCGGGTGCAGATATGGACCAGCGGAGCATGGAGGGAAAATCTTCGTGGCCAGGTCATTGGAAGCTATGAAGGGATTGCTGGCGTGTTACTGGATTGTGGTGAGTACGTGGATGTGCCAGTGGAGCGGTTAAGGGTTGTATCGTAAATAATTACGATGTGGAGGAAGCCATGAAGGAAGTAACCAGATATAAATGCGATTTCTGTCGGAAACTGGCAGCACGGCCAGAGACGATAAAACGGCATGAATCGGTGTGCTTGAAAAATCCAGAAGGAAAGAATTGCTATATGTGTGAGATGGCATATCTGGGTGAATATATTCCAAGTGACGATTATGTGAGGGTGATAAAAGACCAATGCATGTGTGCATACACAGAGGATGCGGTAAGCACCTTGCTCGGTTCTGGTGATGGGAACTACGCTCCAAAATGCAGCATGTATCATAGGGCAGGTGACAGCTACTGGAATCGCGACCTTGAAGCGGCAGAGAAAAATCTGGAGAAGTACGAAGAAGGTGAAGGGGAGGAAGATTAA